CATAGCGTAGTGGTCCAACACTATGTACGGGATGTCGCCCCAACCCTTGGGTTTGAAACGATACCGGTCCTTCATCCAAACCCAACAATCCGGGATATCCTCGGCTATTTGGTCGTGGTTGCCCCGGATAAAATAGAAATTACCCTTCATTTCGTAACGAGCTTCGCGTGCTTGTTGGGAATTACATTTAAGAGCAAAGTCCCCCAACTCGTAGACCAAATCGCCCTTCTCGACGACCTCGTTGTGGTTGGAGATAATAGTTCTGTTCATTTCCCAAACATCAGAAAATAGACGCGGTGGGGATTCTATCTGGAGCGGTACGGCGGCGCAACACAAAGTCTCACCATCAGCGTGAATGTCCTGTTTACGCAGCGGTTTGCCACACTCCGGACACTTCTGCTTTCCACGGACCATGAACTCATGGAACAGGTGCTTGTCGCCCGAGAACCAGATGTTGGGAATGCCTTTGTTTACGAAAGCCATTGGTGGGTAATACCGTCAGCGTCTTGGAAGTTCAAAATCTATGCCTGTGGCTTTCTCTAACAGAAATCTGGAAAGGCACTTCGGCATATCCAAAGCATCCCCTATCGCAGCATCGGCGTGGAAAAGAATCATTCCGACTGCCAATGTCTTACCAAGTTTAGTTCGATGAACTTTAAACTCTGCAATACCAATCAACATCAGCCCCAGGTGCCAAAGGGACATGTATGTTCGTTCATGAACCGGTCGAGACATAATCCTGTTCTAAATCTACGAAGTTTGAAAAGTATCGGTTAAAGGAGTTTCCGTAGAACATTCGCCAACAAGATCACCGCTACTCCGCACATTATAGTGGAGCCGACGTATTCGGTGTGGTATCTGAACAACAGAGTCAAACACAGAAACCCAGACCCTAGAACGAACTGCGATATCAAAAACGGTTGTTTTTTAGACACAAAGTTCCTCCACAAATTGTACCAACTTTGGATCGTCCGGGCACAGCGCCCGTAGCACCGCGTGGAAATCCGCCGAATTGATGTCGATTTCTCCCACGGCTTCATCCATTTCTGCAAAGAGCTCCGTTACGGCGTCCGACTTTCGAACCTGCTCCATTCCTTTGTCTGATTTTGAGAAGACTAGGTCAATGGGTTTTACTGGTATGGGTACTTCTTTACAACGGGTGCCATCAATGGCAAAAGAGAAAACGGCGGCGGCTACTACGCGGTCTAGTTCGTCATAATCAAACGCAGCGCGAGCGAGGGATCCCAACCTCACGTGGGTTACGTTTCCAACTTCTTCTATTCCGGACCTGCTATGGTCATGGCCCCAAAACAGATAGTCAAAGTCAGAATTCTTCAACTGGTTGTAGCCTATTTTCGGCTCACCATACATAGTACCCTCATTACCGGGTTGCCCATAAGCGTGCACCAAACCCACTCTCGCGGTAATTCCTGGTAAGCGCGGCGGTGCTCCTAAGATTTGCTTTAAGACTCTTTCCCCGGAAACGTAAGGAAAGCTCTCGACACTCACTTTAACAGACTCATCCTGATTGACAAAAAGAGCAGGTTCTTCAACCAGGTTGTGGTACACTCCAGCTGCGATAAGGATACCGAGGGGCTGATTGGGTAAACTGGCGTGAGAGTCAAAACTTAAATCGTGATTTCCTTCTGTTCCAACCACCTGCCCAGTTGGAAACGAACCGAATACACGGATAAGTCTCTCTATCATAGCTAAAGAGTTACCTGGATGTTTTGGAAGTTTGTGATGGAAAACATCGCCTCCTACCAAGCATACTCCTTTGATTTTTTGGGTGAGTTCTCTGACAAATTCTAGCTTTGCAAACAGCGCTTCAACATAATCGTCACTCCTTCGTCCCAGAGGGATAGCTGAAAAATGAAGGTCAGATATGAATACAAAGTTCAGTTTATCGTGTTTAACAACTTTTGAACTCATATCAGAGGACACGTCATGACTTCATTTTCAGTTTACAAAACTACCTCCTTGGTCAGTACTGGATTTTACTATGGAATACACAAAACCTCCCGACCCAACGACAGTTACCTGGGTTCGGGCACAATAATAAAACTGGCTGTCAAGAAATATGGACCGAAGCAATTCAAGAAAGAAGTTCTCTTCTGTTTTGCAACCCGAAAGGAAGCTGCGGATAAGGAACGAGAATTGATAGCCGCCGCTAAAGGCAACCCCCTTTGCTGGAATATCACTCCCGGTGGCGAAGAAGGTTGGGATCAAGTTAACGAGTCCGGAGTTGTCCAAAGATATTGGAGAGCCAATCGTGAAACGATGCGCGAAGCTATTCGGGAAGCTGTTAAGAGAAAATGGGCCGATCCGGACCATCGTGCCTCCCACCTAGCGGTTAACAATAGTCCTGAGGTAAAGGAGAAGCAACGAGAAGGTCACAGAAGACAGTGGAAAAGCCTCTCAGCAGTAAAACTTCAAGCCGTTAAACAGGAAAGAAAAGCGAGGTTTGCAGACGAGGATTACAAAAATAGAAAAGTGGCCGATTTGATGAAGTACGCAAGGAACCCGGACCGAAAACCAGAACGAACTCAGAACGCTCGTCTTGTCAATCATACCCGTTGGCACGTCAACCGGAGCATCGTCAAAGAAGACTGCGGCCTTTGTTTACCTAAAAGGGCAATGTCGTAGAATAAACCCTGAAATCCATATCCGCAAAATAACCCGTCCCCGCACAATGCTCAAGGCTTTTCAGCAAACGCCGCGTGTATCGCATGGTGTCGTGTCACATCGCATTTATGCGCCGTGATGCTGGTGTTTCCAGGTAAAGGAGTGGAAGGATACATAGTCCAAGGAGCATCGAACAGTCGACGGTCGTTGCTAACCCGCAGCCCACTCTTGTACATCGCGATACCAACAAGACGATCCTCGGCCCAATGACTTTTCCAATAATCCAAAGGAAGATTCATCAAGTACTCCATCGCACAGCGAGAAAGCCAATAGCCTGCTCCACCTTGCATCCAGTGAACGTAACGGTTAGCTAAGTCCGGGCGTCCTACGAAGTCAAATTCATCTTTGCCACAGGCCAGCAACCGGGGGATGTGGACATAAGTATCATCGTCGCACTTAAAGACACGGTCATAACCGTTGTCCAGGATCCAGCGATACATAGCCAGGACCTTTAGAGGAAGCTGTTTGTAACCATCCTCGACGTCCAAGGAGATATCACTCGCAGTGCTAGGAAAGACGGGTCGACCTAAGAAAAATCGAATATCAACTAAGTGGCCCCACTTGCCTGCCCAAGTCTCTTTACAGGCTTGAATTAGATAGGAGTTCTTGTGGCAAGTCGGGATTGCTATCAACATCTTCATAAGTGTTGTGTGGACAAAGCCGCTCGCGCATCGATGCTGTTTTGTAAGCCGCGTACAACGGCTTTGCTGTTTCGCAGAAGTCCTCCGGCTCCGGAGAGGAGCACTTCTCGCAGGTTTCAACATGAGCGATTAGGACGTCGGTAGCCACCAGGTATTCTTCTATGAGTCGTTTAACGGTGTGTAAAGGGATTCGCAACCGGTGTCTAGGAGAAGTACTGAGGCACATAAGTATCCTCGGGTTCGGTGTCAACAACCTCATACCGCAAGTCCGATTCTGTGGGTTGTTCCGGATGCAAAATGATAAAACGAATGGGCAGTCCGTACTTTTCCGCAATTTTTCTTTCAGCAACCACCCCTGTCGATCTTTTCCAACCAGGCACAGTCAACACCCAAAGTTCATCACACTTAGAAAGAAAACACTCATCAAACGCGGCCCAGAATTGCCACTCGTGGGGAAGTTCCGAGCGTAAGGCAATTGTGTGGGCATGGGCAATGGGTGAATAGAAAAAAGTGTCTCTATCTTTGTATCGATCTAAAAACCAACCGTTACAAATAACCGCCTCAACAAAGCGAGCCTCACGTATGGCAGGATTATTATGGGTAAACGGGCTTGCTATGTACACCAATTTTCCTTTCTGGAAAGGAAAATTGGTGTACATAAGGCGTTTTCGGACTCCCGCTGCAAGAGCTCTGAGTTCCTGAATAGTTGCATCTGATTTCAGAGTGTTGGCCCGGAAGCTAATAATCCAATAGTTTTCCTTAGTGTAACCCTTAGAATTGTCTACGCGATCCACTGTAGGACTGTTAGGTCCTGGCTTGGCTTTGCCTGTATTATTGGGAAACAAAGGAATCCCAAGAATAGGGCATTTTTCTGGTATAACTATGTCATCAAGAGAAAGAGAGAACTCTATACCCTGATCCTTAGCTCGACCTTTGGCCCCATGAAACAAGGAGTATTCTAACGTCCTAGATTTTCCATGTTTGAATCCTCTATTATTCCCGGTTCTAAAACCCCCGCGCAGAGGAACACGGCCAACTCCGGCCTGACGTAGCAAACGACCCACCGAGGTCTGGCTACACCCGAAACGTCGGGCAATTTCATGCTGTGACGTCTCCGGATGCTCAACAGCAAAAGCCACTACAGCGGCCCGCAAGTCAAAAGTCAGAATAGACAAACTGATCCCCAGTCTTTAGAACTTAACACTGCGGAATGATACTCCCGCTTCCTGCCACATCACAATTGTTTGCCGATAAGACTCACCATACCGGTTATTAAAGTCCGGTGCGAGACCCACGAAAGCTTCAATCCCGGCCTGCACAATGGCTCGAGCGCAATCTGAACACGGAAATCCATGATCTCCATTGAGATACATGGTGCATCCCAGCAATGACAAACCCATACGACCTGCGTTGTAGATGGCGTTTCTCTCGGCATGTTCCCACCAAAATGCCTTAATCGGATGAACATAACGTTCTTCTACGTCATCGTTCACACCACGGGGCATGCCGTTGTACCCGTGCACAATTTCTGATTTAGGGCCAACAACAACACATCCCACTTTGGTATTGGGATCTTTGCTCCAAGTAGACACCAACTTGGCCATCTCCATGTATCTTTGGTCCCAAACTTTTTTACTCATTTAGTCCTCGTTGGATCTAACTTCGCGGCAGCGTTAGCGGACACGTCCGGCGCGATGTAGGTTTTTTGGAAGGTGTCCATCAACTGTTCATGCCGATCGTGGGCTTCCATACCGCGTAGGTCTCCCAGCACAGCCTTAGTCGCCAAGCTGTTCGGTCCCGATTTGTTATTTAGAAACTCCTCGTACTCCTTCGCCAGCTTTTCGTTCCAGGGGTCCATGGGAAACAGAACATCGGTGGACCTATCTGGGGAACTGAACACCCGCACGGTGTACGAACCGTCGCTGTTCTTTTGGGCTATCGCTTTTTTGAAACTCTCAAAGGTCTGCACGACCTTATCATCATACGGACTATCGTCAGGCATGTGCATTATGTGTTCTCCTGGGTTGCTTGATACTTGGCCATTAGGGTTTCGCCTTGGTTGACCTGCTTGTCTAGAGCTTCGAGTTTCTCGGCAAACTCAGCCTGGAGTTTATCCGCAAGGTCTTGTATCTCCTGGGCGGATAAATCCTCCGGCTTTTCTATTCCGAGCTCGTGCAATTTCTCGTAAGCCTCTTCTAACCTACGTTCCTCGATCCCCTGGTCACGGATGATCTGGTCGCGCTTACTGGCGAGCGCCTTTACTTTGCCCTGAATTTCTTTAAGATCGGCCATTCTTTTTCACCAGTTCAAGAATCATGTTGCGCACGTAATGAGCTTTGCCTTTCGGCAATCCTTGCTTCACCAGGTACTTCCAAATGCGATAATACGTCATCAAAACTCCAAACCACACTTCGGGCACTTCACCTTGGTAGCCGCGTCTTGTTCTGCTTCTACATGGGAGCGTTCATGCTGCAACTCCCCAACCCGAGCGCGTAACGTTACCACGTTACCGATGTACCTAATACTGGCTTGTAGGTTGATCGCTTCGTAATGGGTATCCTCTAGACGACCAATTATAGCATTCAATTCCTTGGCGTCCACCTCAGCAGTAGAAACCTCCAGAAATTCCGCCAACGGAGCGATTTCACGCAACTTCTTAATCTTATTGTACAAACTAGCCACATAAGACCAAGATGAAGATATGTCCCCCAGAAATTGTTCAACCCCTCCCAAATTATTCAACCGGCCCCGCGCTGCCCACGCTAAACGCAAATTGCCGATCTTACTCTGAAGGTTGTCCGCTGATTCTGTCTCAGGAATAATCAGGGATCCTAGGATCTCAAGCATCGGGAAGAGCCGAAGCTGTCGTTGGTGGGCTACACTCACCCAATAACTGCGTGCCTCTAGACGGCGTGCGGAGGACTCCAGCGCGTGAATCTCCGTGGCGAGTTGACTGCCTCCCTGAGCCAGAACTTCCAAAGCAGCGCGGCGGCGATGTGCGTCGACTATCTCATGGGACAAAGTATCTGCTTCACTATTCTTTTGGCGAACACGAAGGTTGGCTTCTTTCTTCCCAGCCTCTAATTTCTCGGTACCACCGAACGCTCCTAAGATGGCGTTCAGCAGGGAAGGACCGTAGGCTTTCTTGTCCAGCAGAAATTGAGGCTCATTCTGGGTAGCGAAGATCGGGTCAACGCTAAACTCCCCGACTTGTATCTCGCCATACCCTAACTTTTTGATATCGTCAGGGATGGCCTGATTGAGCTTGGCGAACCTTTGTCCATCAATCCAATAAATGCTGGAGTCATCTCGAGTGCGGGTGGCTGTTACCACGTGACTATCTATCTTAGTGGTGAGTTCGAGGGGTAGTTTCTGACCATTCCGCACAAAGGCGGCGGAGAGATCGTTGCGCAGAAGACCTTTAAGTGCGCGAAATATAGCACTTTTGCCCTTATTGGAAGGACCGACAACTACGGTTAACCCGGAGATTTCAAGATCAAAATCGGGCCAGGACTGGAAGTTACTACCGGAGAAATTCATCTAGTCGACCGAACACAAGCTGCGTAATCCTTCAAGGGCAACTTGGTCTTCGATACTCAATTTTTTCCGAGGATATTTCTTGCCCAAACGAGAAGTTCGGATTTTGTGACGTGCTTTGATAGAAAGATGGGAACCCCGATTATTTTCTTGCATTTCTTGGAGATGAACCTTTGCCTCGGGACGTTTCCAGTATTCCTGTTGCATTTTCTGTAAATGTGTTATCGCTCGGACGCTCTCTTTATGAGATTTTCTCATCAATTCCCGAGTTTCTTTGGAATGACGATACCCAGAAAGACCTTCTCCACCATCTGTACAATTCCTCAGGCACCCGGTGCCGAGGTCCCTACGACCATAGTACGCTATCAATAAAATTTCAGCTTGTATAGCGTCCGACTCTGAAGGGAACTCTTGAACAAGAATCCTGGACCTGTCTTGAGGAGGACGATGGCCAACAAAGGACGTATATGCGCGGCGGCCTTTCCCCTTTCCAACATAATAGGGAGAGCCATCGGTTCTCAACCATAGGTAAGTATAGTAGACAGTTTTCAATCTTCTTCCTCTATCTGGAAAACTTTCCCTTTAGGCATCTCAACTTCGTCGCCCGGTTCCACAGCAACTTCGCCTTCAAGATAGGTCTTCTCTGCAGAATCAACAGCTGTGGTAAACTTAGCGGACTCGTCGGAATCTATCAAGCTGGCTGTGAGCTTCTTGAGCTTTTCCATGATGCTCACGTCCGGTACGGCAACCAGATGCTGAATGGCCTGCTCTTTGTTATCGAATGTAGCTATGAGATTCTTTTCATTGCCTAGGATCCACTTCGGCTTAACATATTCCAACAGACCATAAGCACGAGCTAACTCCCGCACGCTCATCCAATCATCAATGCCTTGGCCGGGGCGAACGTAGATTAGACCTTCACGGTACCCCATGCCCGTGACCTTGTTCTTCAGGGTGCGCGCCCGAACTTGGTTCACTACGAATTTGCCTTCTGTCTCGGGAGTTTGGGGTTCAACCAACCAAGGATCTTGGCCTTCTTTACCGGCAAAAGGACGCAAAGCCTTCATGAGTTTCAACTCTATCATAACCGACGGAGTGAAACGGCAGCAACGCCCACCTGGCAACGTGTAGGGCAGATTGGTGAATGTGGGGTACTTCTGGGCTTGTTGCGCATCCATCGAATCTTCGATGCGATCGCGGGTCTGATTGACCATCATAAAGTGACAGTCGTATTCCGCTGCCCAGGGCAGCAGTAAATCAAAGAACATACTCATGCTGCGGGCATGGTTTGCACCGAACCCTTTGAATGCCTTTCCCTTCAGGATATCATCCATAGGAATCTTGGATTTCATACGCGGGATTGAGTCGAAGATGAAGAAACGAATACCTTGCCGCATGCGACGACAGACATCTTGTATGCAGGCTTCTACGGAATCAGGCTGCTCAAAGTGACAGAGCCGGGGATCCACACCCACGCGCTGTATGAAAGGCACTGTCCCGGTCCGTTCAAAATCGTAATCAGCCAGCGGCTCTCCGGTGAACTTTTGATAATTCGCTGCGATAGCGTAGGTCAGAGTGGACTTGCCGGCACCTTCATTCCCGTGTATCTGGCTAACCCGACCCCGGCGTCCGGTTCCACGCAACCCAAGGACGTTGTCTAGGACAATCAGACCGTAGGGCACCAGCTCTTCTACATCGTCGGTTTGCAAAACATGAAAGTCAGGCTTCTCTTCCTTTTGGGCCTTTAGATACGTCTCACGCCGTTCGGCGGCGGTCATGTTACGCGGGTGCTTCGCCTTCTTCTCTTCCTCTTTGGAAACAATTTTCTTTGGGGGCATGGCTCTCCTAGATACTAGATGTTTTTGAATCTGACCAGATCCCGTAGTGGGCCAACAACAGAGCATCCGCCCTGCCTATGTCCTTCTTTCGGGAAAGTTCGGAAGCCGCTTGAGGATACAACTGGATAGCACGCTGCCTAGCCGCGTCTTTTTCTTTCGGCATATCTTTCATGAGAACGCTCTTCCAGGTGGTTGGGTGTACGAGAGAATAGGGAATCTCGAGAGCGGAAAGCATACCTCGCCATAGGCCAAATCCCATGCCAAAATTAAACATAGACGTCACTCCCTGATCCGGCATAGCGGAAACTTTTTCTAGGACACAGACAACTTCTGCGACTCCAGAAGGGAAGAAAGCGAAGTCCTTGAGAGCGCGAGCCATCGCTATTTCGTTGTATTCGTTCTTTATTTTGGGTTTTGCTTTGGTGCCGCTTTTCACTTGGAAAAGAGGAGGGTCAAAGAAACGTACTGTCTTTACCCCGTCGCAGATCTCGATTCTTGCCAAAGCGCCGGTTTGTCCCGGATCTATACCTAAGAAGATTTTTCCCATAGGGCTTAAATACTACTAAACTTACTCCTTTGGGACGAACGAGAGGGCAAAGTCAATTGATCTTGTCTAAAAGCAAGGCCAAAACCAACACCAATATGAGAACCCAATTGCTGCACGCGCTGAAGAGATCTCGCAAATCTGTAGTTTAACTGTATTTGACCAATAACCAGTAGAGCTAAACAGGGAGCCCACAATGAAGATTGGCAAAGTTCTGATCGCGATATTCGCCCTTTGTTCGCTATGCTTTTCGATGACGCCTGAAGACGCGGTTCTCCAGACGCCAGCGGTTCAAGCACAGTTGGTCACGCTGTACAAGCGGGCGTCTCTCACCTATATGAATTCGGACCATCACGAGGAATACTCCTTCACTGTTAAGGCGAACGGTGCGCCGAATGAGATTACCTCCAGCGAGAGCTTCAATTCCAACGTGGTCGTGGTGAAGTCTAGCGACAAGGCAATAATCCATACGCACCCTGCCACTTGTAAGCCACAGCCTTCTCCTGGGGATATACAGGTAGCGCAGAGGTCGGGGGTGCCTAACTACGAATTAAGCCGGGATGCTCTCTATGTTGCTATGCCTGATGGAACTGTCCGTAAGGTAGGCAACGTCAACCTGAAGCATGGTGTTCTGGAAATCAAGTAACTCCGCTCGTTTTGCCCACTCCTGGAACATTGCGATCGGCTAACCACTAGCACACGACAAGTTAGCCTCAAAGTAATATGTTACTCCGCCAGTTGCGGAACGTCAAGCACAATTCCGATTATCACCTATCGTAAATGGGAATTCTCTCAATAGGTAGTTCATGTCTCCTCCGAAAATGCTTACTTCAACCCATCTGGGATCGGCGGATGCGGAATTGCATCATGACAAGCGATCCCACCATATCGAGCTTCTTGTAGAGACCCTATACAGATTTCAGATACAAGAAAACCGCCCCGATCATCGGGAACTGTTACTACCATCAAGTTATCTCCCCTATAAATAACTACATCAGAGATATACTTTGGTGTCGATGATGCAAACATCGAAAGACCCAAAAGTACAACCAAAATTTTCTTCATGTCTCCTTATATTCCTTTGGCGGACTGGTATATGTGTTTAAGCAAGCGTCCAAAATATTTCATGGCACTATAAACCGGACCCGCTGCCCTGCGGACTGTCCACGCCAAGACCTTTACCACCTTTGACAGAATAGGAAATGCGAGGATAAGAGCAATCAACGCCAAAGTCGGCTGAAGCATATCAATATTCGTAGCAGCGGGAGTAGGTGCGGGTGCATTGACGGATACGGCCACTGACGTGCGATTGTCGGGCAAGTAAACAAACGTGCCGTTTCCTTCAGCCTGCGCGATTTGGTCGGAAGTAAACGCAAGCGGGTAGACACCCGCAAACATTCCGTATTCAATGCCGTATGTCAAGACGCCCGCGATGTGGCTGTCCTCTGCACTGAATACCGCGCTACCAGAATCACCGCCAACCACGGGGCCGCTCAGCATGAGAAAGGAGCTTACCACGTCTATTACGTCACCGTCGAGTGGGTTTATGACCGACCCTGTAACATATCCCTCCCGGTATTGATTGTTAATCATGCCCGGATTTCCCCACATGTAATAGTGGTCGCCCTGCCTTAAAGGAAGAGCGGAACCATAATCAACTAAATTCTTGAAAGAGACGCCGGGGATAACGAGAAGCATGTGGTCTTGGTGGTCTAGATATCTCTCGGAGACATCCAAAGGATGTTGGAATGGCTTTCGGCTCTGGTCGAGGTACACAACGGCACCAGCAATGTTGCAGTGCTCGGCTGTGAGCAGGACGTGCTCGGAGATGGCAGTCGCAGAGCAACCGGCACTCTCATGTTCCTTTTCGTTCAACATAACGATAGAGTGAGTTGCCTTGCGCTGCACGACCTTCATCGCCGGTGTAACGGTGGCGAACAATGCATAGGGCGCGAGCAAAAGCCAGAGTAATGTTTTACGAAGGAAGTTCATAAAGCGTCCTGGCGGCGTAGTCAGAGCATTTCGCCGTGGATTTCCCGTCTACTTTCGTAGCCCTCTGCTCGGGTACTAATCGAGGCCCAGAAAGTTAGATTGTTAAAACCTGGACTGGGAAGCCCGCTGACTCTTTTTCTTTTTCCAAGAAACACTGCTTGATGGTTTGCATCCAGATCTTTTTGTCACTTCGTTTCAAGGGATCATCTTGCCAGCGGTAGCCGCGAGCCTTTGCCAAATCGCGATCATCGTAAGAAACTAATGCCTGAATGTCAATGTTTGGTTGTCTAGCGAGAAACAGAACCCGTTCCAGATCGTACTGATCAAGGATACGAAGCATAGTCATAACGTCGAAAATGGCTCTATGAGGGAAAGGATTTAGGAAGGAGTGGTCCGCCGCCATATATGAAAGTTTGCGACTCATCTTTTCCGGGAACGGAAGTTCGATGTCCGTGTTGGTGTCAATCCACAGTTTGTTCGGATCAGCATCGTAGCCGGGGCACTTACACCAAGCATTGAAGAAAGGACGGTCAAACCTTGTACCGTTGTGAGCACAAGCCACGTCGGCTGTCTGGTACCAGGACAGCACTTGCTTTAACGCCCGTTCGCTTTGGTAACCATACTTACCACAAAGTTCCGGCGTGATGCCTGTAACCCCGGAAACAACCGAATCCCACACGGCATTCGGGCCAGGATCAACAAGGAATCCCATAACTTTGACTGGTGCTCTTAGAGAAGTTTCCCAAAGCACCATGCCAACTTCTGTTATGGAGTTTACTACCGGGTCTAGGCCGGTGGTTTCGAAATCCAGTCCGAGGATTAGCATGCTGGTCTACCTAATACCGGGGTTCTGTTTTTGGGAACAATTCCCCTCTCCTTCATAGTTGCGCTGATCTTTCGTTTGGTCTCCTCCGAGCGTTTCTGAACACCTATCTTCCCCTTGTTCCAGGGAATACGGCCTTTCTTCGCCCGACTCATCTTTGTTCTTGATTCTCCTGAATGGTGAAACCCCTTTGGTAGACCGTGGTGCCCTTTGACCATAACCTTTTTCCACGTCTCTTTCTGTTTCTCAGTCTGACCCCTCAACAATTTCGTGACGCGCACTTTGGCGATAGTCTCAGGAAGGCGGGCAAGTTCCAGATTGGCCAACTGGAGATCCGTCTTGGGAGCGGCTTTCATCTTTGCTATGGTTTCGGGGGAGGGTTTCCACCCCTTATTGACGTAAGCCGTCCCCTCACCGCCTGGTCGAAGATTGTACCCAATAGAGGGGTTCTGTGAATCGTATTCCGCAACTAGAACTCGTTCCCAAAAGCATATCTCCTTGTCTGACTTCAGCGAAGATATAAGGGGAAAGATGGCCCAAACATACGGCGGGTACTTTCGCATGGCAGCAAACAGGTGAGAACGGCCCTCGTATCGTTCAGTTCTAGCTGAGGACAGTTTGTCGCGGAGATACTTCTTCAGATCAGAGGTGATAGTCTTGCCGATGTAGATCTTGCCGTTTTCCTGGTTGAGGATCATGTACACAAACATAAAAAGCTCCTACAGTTGATACTGTAAGAGCTTTAGATAGTCCGTTTAGCTACGGATGAGTCATAAATTTTCCACGTCCCCCAATTTTGCATCTTCTGAGCCAGCCGCGAGTGAAGAAATCAAAGCCTTCATTTCCAAGTCGGAGACCTTGCGGCCCAATTTGCCGTCCAGCTTCTTGCCGTCCAGCAGCGGTTTGACCTTCTCGGTTACTTCTGCGATCCAAGCCGGATTGGTCTTCCAACGCGCCTTGGCCGACTTCTTGTGGAACTCGTAACCAAATGGCCGGTTCGTGTGCATCATAATGAGGTCCACGTCATTGACAGTCTGTTCTTCTTCGGGTAGCCGAGAGATTGATTGGAAATTGGCTTTGGACAACTGGACATATTTGATGTCCCAATCGATCATCACCCCCTTCTCCAGACCGCCTTCGATTGGATCCGCGTTCTTGTAGTGGACAACCAACCCAACAACCAAAGGCTCGGAAGGCTCCTTCAACTTGTTGCAGCAATAACCAAGGGCATTCGGATCGCCTGGATACGGAGTGGGGCAGGTACAGGTCTTCGCCGAGAATCTTGTGTCTTTCGGATCCAGGACACAAACTCCTCCACATCTTACACACTTTCTCGGATCAGTCCGCTTGATCTTATCCACCAAGCAACGGTAGTTACCCTTCTTTTCGATGTAATGGGAGTACGTCATGCGCGGCTTGATGAACTCGCCCAGGAGGGCGAAACGCACGGCCTTACCCTTCTCCGGGCGCAAACGTTCGAGGCCATCGCCCCGCTTCATCAATTCCTTATCGCCGAAATCCACCGAGAGATCTTCGGTCTCATCGGAAGCGGCCCTTGCCGGCCTCAGACCAGCCTTATCATCGTCCTCGTCTTCTACTGTAACGTGAATAGGGGTTGCAGCGGGCAAAGCGGTTGCAGTTGCAGCAGCCGGTGTAACGGCGGCGGTTTGAACTGGCAGATCGTCTAGCTCGTCCTTAAAAGTTGGTACGGCCATCGGTGTTCTCCTTATTGTTGTACTCTAAATACTGACTTCGGCAAACGGTCCAATAGTTCCTTTTTCTTGGGCTCGTAGTTGTCCCAAGGAGACAAATTTCACTTTCCTGGTGTCCTGAGTGTGGGTCATCTCCCCAGACCATGGGATCTTTCTGTCTATCCCCGCCCGATGGCGTACCGTAAATTTTCCGAGGCTGTTGAGTTTTAGAGAAAAATGACCATCATCCAAGTTATCAAGCAGTGTCTGCTCTATGGCGTACAAAACCTCATTCAGAACGTTCTCCGCTTCTTTCTTGGTGGGGAGACTTAGAGCCGCCTGAACCTTCGCGATCACCAAATCTTTTGTACTCATTTCAATTCCTCGTCCAATCAATACTGGGCTATCCAGAAAAGTTACTAAAGTTACCTGTGATACTGGGATTCCAGATATTCGTCACCCGCAAAGCGCAGACTAGAGGAGGGTATTTCTGAGCACGCCACCTTGAAAGTTCCCTAATGCAGTCATACACTTTAACCAGATCCAAATTGATCCTCTGCATAACTTTGAATTTTGCCATCGAGACACCAAATTTACGGGCCGCGTCCTGATCCCCTTCTTTTGCAAAGACGTATCCCACCAAGAAACGATACAGGGTGTTCAGCCGTAAGCCGGGGTCTATCCCCTCAGGCATCCAAGCAATCGGCTTCTCCCAGGGATCTGGCCAACGTTCTTTGTTTTCCGAGAGGGGCGGGCCAACAAGTAAGCGAGCTGCCTCCCAAATCGCGGCCCGGATGTCGACTATCTCTTTAGTCAACAATTGGTCCGACACGCGCTGTACCAACTTAGTGTCTGCCGGAACATCCAAAAGGGTAGCAGCATACTTCACCAGGGCATTGGCCCCGGCGCTTCCCTTCTCAATAGAATCCAAGGACCAGATTCCAGATAGTGCTTTGGTGTTGGGAGACAACTCGAGGCACCGGGGAGATTCTACCCGGTAGAGCAGGGATTCCTCTTTGCCTAACAGATCTTCATCATGTAGAATCTCTACGAACTTACAAAACACGCAAAGGATTTGCTCGGCGAAACGAACTTGCGCAGGATCATCTCCCACCAAAATATTGTAACGACGATAAGTCTTCTGCAAAAGGAGCGAAGGAGTAGTTGGCCAAACGGTCGCCCGGACGCCTGGTCTAAGTTTTCCCGATTCAGACATCATTCTCCTTTGTGGAAGGGGTGCCAGTTTTCCAAAGGACGAAGCACAGCATTGGTGAAGAGAACCAAGGCAGTCCCCACTAGAGCTTGTTTCCAAAGCCCCATTCCACAGAGAGTTCCTACGGCGGCGGAGCACCAAAGGGTTGCTGCGGTGTCCAACCCTTTAACGGATAGACCTTCTCGCAAAATGGCTCCCGCCCCTAAAAATCCGATACCGGTAACAACTTGTGCGGGTATCCTCAAGATCTCCCCTTGGACTGGGTAGAAAAACGAAATCAAACAGAAGGACGCGGCCCCGGTTGAAACCAGAACGTTGGTCCTGAGACCCGCTACTCGTTGGTGTATCTGTCTCTCCAAACCAATAGCCCCCCCTAAAGCCATAGCGATTGCTAGATAACCGGCCCACGGGATTCCGAGATTGATTGGAAGGTTCAAACGGTGAACAATCTGACGCTATTGGGGATTCCTGGTTCGCGAACAAGTAGACCAGAACGGGTTTTGTATCCCCTGTAAGAGCCACAAGGACACCCACACTCGCGAAGTCCGTATTCCTCCCCACAACCAGAACAAAACTCAACCACCCTAGGATTAAGGATGTCGGCAATGAAATGATTCCACGTCTGAAACGCAATGACTGGCTTGATGCGTTCTAACTTGAGAGCAACATCGGCGTCGTACTTTCGTGTACCACCCCAATCCTTTGGTTTCTCGCGGAGCATCACGAAAATGTTGCTGATGATGTCTTTCTTATCATCGTCCTCTGGACCAATTACAATACACTGTTTCCCCCAAGCCAGAGCCACCCCAAACTCCGCAACACGAGTGTTTCGTTCCAAAGGAACACCCGGCTCAAAGAGGATCAGAGTGTCACACTCCGCGATGTTACGCAAGTCACGAGTGGAAAGGATCGCACACTCCGCATGCAGACCCGCGAATTTGGTGTTGGTGGAATTGTCGGGATTCGTAAAACAGGTGCCTTGTGTAAGCCACTCAGCGGTGATAATGTAGCCCAGACGCTCAAGTTCAACAGCGTGGGCTAGGATCTGGGCTTTCCAACTGAACGGGCCGGCAGGGTAGATTTTCTTCATAGTCTTTTCACTCCTGATCTAATACCCCACTTGTTTGAGTCCTGAAATCTGGCGTGGGCTTCCATCAACAAACCAACAAATTTCTCCGCATCCAACAGATGGAGGAGAATGCGCTTCCCCAGAACGGTAAGAACAAATCCTTCCGGAGTAGTCTCCGTGATCCCGTACTCGGTGCTGACCACAAGGTATGACTCAATCAGACGATGGATCATCCGCCTTTTGTAAGCAGCCTGTTCTTCCAGCGGTACCGGACTGCCGTCGGGCTTCGTGACTTTGAAATTTGTAGCTTTTTCCAGCGGCTCCACGAGATACTCATACTTAGGATGGTCAAGCTCCAAAAGCAAGATCAAATAAAGTCGGCGGAGTAGAGGCTCAAACTTCCCCTCCATGGCCTTCACCTGTTCCAGGACCAACTCACCAACAAGCAGCGTAACGCCAAACGTAGCTCCCCAGTGCGTCCCTCCCGCCAGGTGGGGGATAAGGTTAAACTCAGTCAACGTGGGGTTATTCGCATACTTTTCAAGGATGTGCCGCTCGTCGGTCATAAACGTAGCGGCCTTCTTAGTAAACTCGTTCCCGGGCATCTCGGCTAAGTCTTTGGGATCTTGCAGACGAGCCAACTCCTTGGGTGAATCGAACAATGCTGCGTCGGAAGCCACCACCAAGAGTTCTTCCTTAGCTTGGCGCGTGACCATACGCTGCACGAACAGGACCTTCTTCAAATCTTCAATGGTCCGTAAGTTGACGATGGGGGTTTCAATCATATTGGCTTAGATACTCACTTTGAGCATGTGACAAAGGTACCCGACTAAAGAAGACACCGAGGTGACTTCCTCGGTTAACCGGCGGCCAACTCGCACAATGTAGTAGCCGCCCGCGTAGATGTCAACTGACCACTGAATCTCGTTCGTTTGAGTTTGCACCCGCCAGTTGGGCACGTGATGATCTGATTCACGCCAACCCATGCGGAAGGGCATGTCTCGGGGAACCGCTTCTAAAGCGCGAAGCACCAGGGCGACGTCCTTCTGACGTGGGTACCGAGGACGTGATTTACGCATAGAGTTCTTTATGGACTTGCTTTTGAATAGCAGGCCAGACGCTGCGACGGTAAACCTCGCAAGCATGGCACAAAACCGGAATTTTGACTGTCTTACTCTTCACCTGGGATTCCCCTTTGCATTCCTTGCAGGTCTTCTTGAACTCCAAGACTTGGGTGCCCACTCGGGCCTTGGTTTCATCCTCTTCGATACCGGACCGAGTCTTATCTGGATGGTGGGCCATCAAGGTCAAGCAAGTGGAGGAATATTTGAAGCCGGATATTTTTTGTTCTTGAATCTTTTTCTGGCGTTGAGCCGCCCGGTAATCGTCTAGGATGTCCTCAACTTTCCAGACGAACTTCTCCATAGTCAGCCGCCAACCCGACCAATAGTCACTCTCTTTGACCGCCCAACTCATACAATTGAGAATTTCTTTCTCTTCGTACTCTAGTAAAGGGTTTGATTGTTGTATCCACTCTCCCCGTTGCTCATCAGAAAGTTTCTTTCCCATCAACTCAGCCAAGGCTTCAACCAGCGCCGGGCAGCCACGATCAGACAAAACAACGGCTTCCTCTTCGATTGATCGAATTTCCTTACTAGGTTTTGGAGTTGGAGATTTCCAAGAAACTGGTGTAGCTATTTTGAACCCTTGTGGGAGGAATTCACTCATAAGGCTTCCCTGATTAAAGAACCATCCATGGGACGACCGCAATCTGGGTTGGGGCATAAGAGATGAGCCTGGTTGTAACCCTCATCTTTGGCGAGTGTGTGACAATGTTGGCACTCAATGGTGGGTTGGTTGCTCTGCTCTTCGCTGTCTCGCTGTGAGGTCTCACTTTCACATACACTTACACTCACACATACACTAGGTGCTCCTCGATTGACTAACGGGTGCCCAACCAGTGCCGTACCCGTGGCGCACGGGCAAAATTTCCGATGATCAGGCAGGGAAGATAGCGGCTCTTTTGGATTTGGTTTTTGGTGCTTGTTCCAGGAAGGGATATGTCCGTATCTTTCTCCCCTGTGTTCGTAATAGTGAACCATTCCTTTGCTTTCAAAAGAGTTAAGGATAGTTTCAAAGTTGACTTTTTCATCGAAAGGAAGAATGTCTTTCTTTAGAGAACGGGGTTTCCACGGAAATCTTCCTTCTCGATCTGCGTACAAAATTAGACCCACCCAAGCCAAGCGAACTGGTTGGTGAGACTCTTCTTCTAGGTCGAATAGATCTTCATGAGAGAAGGTTTGGGGTTTGATGTACCGCATCCTCATCATCCGGGGGGATTCTAATTTGGTCTCGTTGTTCACTGGTTGATCACTCGTCAAGTACTCGTGGTTGATTGATACCTAATTTTAGAGGGAGCTGCTGATATCGAGGTCAATCACATCTGGGGGCAGGCTGGGCAAACCATCACCGATCTTCACACTGCTGCCTCCCACTAGCTTGTACCAACCACAGCTGGACATGACCAAACGGAACGGTTTGAATCCAACATCGCGAGCCTTTGGGGAAGAGAGGACCATGTCGGTTTCTGGGCCCTCGGGGGTGAGATGCTGATTTAGTTGGAAGATTCCTAAGATTACGTCCATGCTGCGAGACAGTTCTTTCTCGTTGTTTACCCCGGAAAGCTGCCACTCACCTTCATGGTCCTCAGCATACTTCTTGCCTTCTTCATTTCCTTGAACTGGAGAGAGGACAACTTTGCGTTTGGCTTCAGTCCCCGACCGCAGAGCGTATTGTCGAATCTCTTTTACGATTGCGTTCATTTTTGACTTTCGATCGTCAGTGCTGCGCCCCGGTGCGTCTATCAATTGGACATAGTCAATCAAAATTGCTTCGAGTTCGTCCACCCGATCTTGGGATTCAGCAATCCCACGCACGATATCCCAGGTTTGTTCATGGGGTTGTCGTATGACCAGCTTGCCAGAAATGTTTTTCTTGAAGTCCGCTCCTACATAATCCAGCCAACTCCGCTGCATGGGGGTGAGTTTTCCTTTGTAGTAATCCGCGTAGGACAAAGTGGCAAATTCCCCGTTGAAGCATGGATTGTGGGCGTGGAGTAGGACGTATTTGTTACGTTCGACTTCCTGGTCATTCTCGATGGAAATGTGAAGACAAGGGTGCCCCGCCGCCGCCATGGTGTACAGGATAAATCGACCAAGGGTGGACTTCCCGTGTCCTGCGTGTCCCAGCAGACCTACAAAATTGCTGCGCATGAACTGAATGTCTGGCAAACCGGAAGGGAGGAATCCAGACGTTTTAGCTCGGTCGTACCAGGGTCCAACTTCTTCGGCTTCATTCTGAACTACGATAGGCCGGTTGACCCCGCTTGTCTCGCTGACCAGGACCCCATCTTCTATGGATTCCATAATGAAGTTGATGGTGTCCTTAGCCCCAGAGATCTTAATGCTCTTCCCCCCGCCCTTTGGTTTATGGTCAACGCTGCTTGTTACGATGCGTTTGGCCCGCTCAAGGATGCTAAGCAATTTGAGATTTTCAAACGTGGTCATGTGGTCTTTTAGAACCACATTCATTTCAGGTACTTGGTGCGCGGTTAATTGGGAATGGATACTTTCATATTCCTTGAGGGCTTCTAGAGCACCCTCATTTTTGTCTAGATTCTGGATTCTTTCCTTGACTATGTCATAGGTGGGAAGAGTTTCAGTGTCTCGACTAAGGTCGTAAATTCCACCTATCAGGTCTAATTCGTAATCAACACAACACTTACGTAGCTGTGTCATGTTGTTGTTTATCCACTCGTAGGCTTGGGTGGCCCGAGATGTTTCGCCCTTGCTGTTGCTGTGCCTGAGGAGAGAATGGAATAGCCGCCAGAAGCTAAGGGTGCTGAGATCTGCCATAAGGGTTATCTATTACCGGGAACGAAGCTGAAGAGGAGAAAAGGGGCGAGTTTCATTGGCCAGGTTGCTTTTGGCACTTGTGTTTGATTCCGAAGAACCCGTTATCACAACAGCGCCTCGGCTTCTTTACCCGCTGGAGATGGACAGTCCGACCGGCGACGTCACAGAAGGACTTGACCCACATTTTCTTGCTGGCACGCTCGACAACCTTCTTACAGGATGGGCATCGGTATTTCATTTCATTGATCCTCTTGGCTGATCTCGATGCGATTTTCCCCAAGCTCTGTAGCGATGCGGGCAAGAAAAGCGATGATTTCTACGACGGCTCGGTCCTCAATCATTTTCTTGATTTTTGCAGGCATTGTTCCGGTGTTGTCAATCACGTCGATGGGAATGCTGAAGTCGAAATCTTTCAAGATTCTTTTCATATTACCAGATGATACTGTCCGTCCACCATCTTGGGAGTATACTCTGATTCTTGGTTAGAAAATATTCAAAATTTCTATCGAGAATGTACGTGTGTGCACGATCTGTTCTTGAACGAACACAACGTCCGGTTGCTTGAACTATCGCCAGAGCGGTTAACCAATTATAGTACGCCGGGTCGATTCTAAGACGGGCTTGTTGATACGGGTCCAGGGCTGGCCAAGGGCATTTTGCTACTATTTGCCAACGTCCTAGATCTTCTTTTAGATCTAGCCCTTCCATCATTGACGGGGACACTAAAAAAGTGTCTTCAGGACTAGATAAATGTTTTTGAACTGCCAGATCTCTAGACCCCTGTATCTCTCCGGTGTGAGTTAGAAGACGATTTCCAAAACCTTTTGCTTTTAGGTGATCTACAATAAATTTTGTAATTTTGAAACTGTGGGTGTGAACTAATCCTTTCTTCCCCTTGTACTTTGTTGCAATTTTTTCAACCATTTCCGCCATTTTTGGCAAAGTTTTGTCAATATGTTGATAAGACATCAGGCCAACCGGGCGGTAGAAGATCGGGCGGTTCTCCACCGGGAACTCACTGGGTACGGCCAAGATCTCAGCGTCTTCGCGCCCGATCCCCAAGTTCCTCATAAACGTGCCGAAATCCAGGATCGTCGCGGACATGATAAGAATCTTCTTTGCCTTACGAAACAAGACCTCCTCGGCATACAACGTAGCGGTCAAAGGTTTGATGGTCAGAACATTGCTGTCTTTATCCGACCAACACAACCAGTTGCCGGGGTCTTCGCTGTTGATGAAACGGTTCAGGCGGCATAAGAACTTGTCGGTACTGTCCAGCTTGCGACCATACTTGATCTGATCTTCACGGTTCTGGGCATACTTGGCTTCGTTCATCAACTCTTCTAGGTTGCGCATGTACTCTTGCGTCGCCGGCACGAAAGTCTTGGCCAGCCATTCTCGTGTCTTTGCATTCTCTCCCGGCTTCATAAAGGGGAGCTTACCCGCGCTGTGCTCTTCACAGCGTTTGGGATTGATAA